TATCCTTCCGTCCAGCGCGCAGTAGATACTTGAGCGCCGAGCCACGGCAGTACGCTACCGTACCTTGCTCACCAAGAACGGCGCGAATGATGTCGATGGCCTCCACATCCTCGCCGGTTGGCAGGACCAACTGATAATGGGACGGGCTGCATACTGGGTCATCGCCACGCAGTTCGTCGGCAAAGTCCATGTCTCTCATCCTGCCACCGCTCGCGCTACCTTGGTGACAATGCCGAAGAATAGGCCGAGCGCCACGGCAACAGATACCACGGCGAGCAGCCATCCGGCGATATACACCGTCACGCCTATCATGTCTTTGATTAGGTCTTTGTCGTTCATGCTGCCCTCTTCTTTAGTTTCTCGTTAAGGTCGTGCAGCGCACGCAGGTGCAAGAACGCAGGCCAAGCGTCGTCATCGAGCGACGGGTAGAAGTGGTGTCCGAAGTCACCGTTCTCCTTGCTGAAGCGCAGCAAGTGATACCCGCCGTCAATCTTGTTGCCCGTGCACTCCTCGTAAGCCTTGGCATACGCCGCCAACTGGCACAGGTACTCGGGCCAGACGCCGTTACTGGTCTTGAAGTCGCCCAGCACCAACTTGCCGTTGAGTTTGCCGATGAAGTCGAGCGTGCCGCCGTAACGGTGCGCCTCGCTAATCACGGCCACCTCACAGTCCACGATCTCGAGCTGCGTGCCCTTGACCCAGAACTCAAAGGCCGAGTACGCCGAACCGGCCTGGGCGCGGAACACCTTGGGGTCAACCACGGTCTTCGCCTCCAGCGCCTTCTCGAGCACGATATGCGGGTCGTCGCCCTTTACCCATGCCTCACACATGCTATGCACGCAGGTTCCGATCGCAAGCACGTCTGAGCCTTCGTAGAGTCCAGAGGGGGCAGGATTGCCCTGCCCCTCCAGCACGCCATGCTCACGACCAGTTTTATAGGCCCAGTTAATCAATGCACCGGGGTCTTTGATCTTGAGGATCGTGGTGACGGATGGAATCTTCTTGCCGTCTGCCGCCTTGTATCCTTGGCGTGGAGTAGGCATTAGAACGCCACCTCATCGTCTTTGAACTCCTCAACCGCAGCAGGTGCAGCCTTGGCAGCGGGGGCCGCCTTCGGGATGTCGATGATGCGATTGGCGATCTTGTCCTGTACCCAAGGCGGGAGCTGGTCGAAGACTGCCGCATCTGGCGCGTCGGTCGAGTAGATCAGCGCGTCACCTTCCAGCGTCGGGGCGGGCATGCCCTTAGGCAGCGGCATGATGCTGGTGAGGTTGGCGTAGGTCTTGTCTCCCTTGACACTGTGCGTGACGTTGATAAAGGCCGGCTTGCCGAGGACGTTGGCAAGGTCGAATCGCTTGAGTTCATCCGGCGTGAACGCACGACCGCGCCACGACTGGAGCAACTGCCGCAGCGTCGCCTTTTCGTTAAGCGACAGGCCCAGCGTGCGGGAGATCACAGCCGGCAGACTCTTCGTCTCGCCGTTCTTGGTAATTTCCACGCGCTCGCTAGGAATCTGGAAGCGAACCATCAGCGTGCGCTTCGGGGCGAACTGACCACCCGGCGAGGGCTGCACGCCGAGGTCTACGATCATGTCGCACACCGCTGCGTAGGCACCAGCCTCGAGAGGCTTGCGCTCAGGGTACTTACCACCACCAGACTCAGAAATAATCAGACTCATTTTCAATACTCCTTCTGTTTACGGTTCACCAGTAATCTCTGCCGCCCCGTGCGGAGCGCCAGTTAGGCGGGGGAACCGACCGCCAGTTTTCGTGTAAGTGTTTGCGCGTCGCGCGGGTAAACCGGCGGTCGCGCAGGTGTTCGATGAGGCCGTGGATGGCCCACAGAATAAAGAGCGTGATGATGATGCTGGCGAGCAAAGCCATGGCTACCACTCCTCCGGTCGCAGGATCGCGCCGATGATGCCGGCCACGGCGATGACGCCGAAGACTTGGGCGAGGAATATCAGCTGGTGATATTCGTGGGGGGAGGCGGGGAGGATGATGTCGAGCATGGTGTGCTCCCGGGGCGGCTTAGGCCGCCACCTCCGTGTGAGTTTCCACGAACGTCAGCCCAGCGTCGGCAATCCGATCAAGGAAGTCCTGACCCTGCGACTTGAGGAGGCCGACTCCAGTAGGAGCAACACCAGCGCAACGGAAGAAGTTATCGCCAAGCCACTCACGGCCAGCTTCGGTCAATGCCGTAACGGAAATCTCAGTTGAGTTGAAATCGCCGAAGAAAATTTGAAAGTCTTTCACAGGAACCTCCGAGTTACTTCTATCACTTCTGGAGCAGCACTGCGCCGTCCATGTGTGTACTGTACCCAAGCCTAATTCACACGTCAAGCACTTCTTGTAAATAAATTAGTAGGCTCCGGTGCTATGCATTTTTAGGTTGCCATGTGCAAGATAGTCTTGTATTCTAGATGACCATGAAAAAGCCCACCCTTTCGCCGCAGCACGCGGCAGTCGTCCACGCCGTAGCCCTCGCAGGAGGGCAGTCGGCGCTTGCCAAGAAACTTGGCGTCAAGCCTCAGGCAGTCCAGCAATGGGTTGCCGTGGGGCGAATACCGCCTCTCCGCGTCCTTGCCGTAGAGGCGGCAACTGGTGTATCACGCAAGGCTCTTAGGCCGGATATCTACCCATGAAACCAGACCTGACCGCGATCGTGCCAGTCGAGAAGGTTCTCGATCTGGCGAAGAAGTACCCAGTTTTCCCATGCAGGAGACACGATGAAACAGACCAAGAAGGCCGCACCCTCAAGGCCAAAAGCCCGCTCACTAAAAACGGGTTCAAAGACGCGACCCAAGACGAAGCCCAGATCAAGCGCTGGTGGGCAGCCCACCCAGCCGCACTCGTGGGCGTCCCAACCGGAAGCCTCACCGGACTCGTCGTCATCGACTTCGATCATCGAGCGGCTGCTGACGCGGCTACGGACTGGCTGGTCGAGCATCAAGGGGAGCTGACCCAGACCAGAATCCACCAGACCGGCGGTGGTAGCGGCGGGCGGCACTACCTCTTTAAGGCTCCGCAAGGGGTCAAGATCAGGGGCGGCGCAAGCGTCGTGCTCGGCAAGGTCAAGCGCACCGGGCTAGATATTCGCGCCGAAGGTGGGTACGTCATCTGGTGGCCGCTGCACTTTGGGCAGGGTGGGCCGCTCGGCGACATCCAGCCGCTACCGGCGGGACTCATCGACGAGCGGCGCATGGACTTGGAACTGCCCGCAGAGGTCGCGGCAAAGTTACCGCCACGACCAGGTACCAGCCAGGACTTCCAGCGCGACCTGCCGCGCATCACCGAGGCGCTTGCCTACATCAGCCCAGAGGACTATGACCCGTGGCTCATGGTAGGCATGGCGCTGCACTACGCCTCCGGCGGTGCCGATGATGGGTTAGAACTGTGGGATGCGTGGTCAAGCGGCGGCATCACCGGGGTGCTTCCGGTAGCCTACGCCGGTCGCGCAGATATCGAGTACCGCTGGCAGTCGTTCCATCTTGACCGTGGCGGCGGGGTCACGCTCGGTAGCCTCTTCAATGCGGCAAAGGCGGGAGGTTACGTCAACGTGCCCGAGGCGGTGCGGCTAGGGCCACCGAAGCGCGAGGAGCCGGAGGATTTCCGTAGTTACGAAAACTTGCCGGAGGCGCAGGGCATGGAGCGCGTGCGGGAGCCGGAAGGTGTACACACAATGTCCGGACAGTCGGGTGATGCTGTAACACCTGGTGGCATAGTCGCACAACGCTGGGAACCGATCGACCCGAGGTCAATACCGCCACGGCAATGGCTGTATGGCTTCCACTACATGCGCCGCATGGTAGGCATGACGGCAGGCGCGGGCGGCGGTGGTAAGTCATCCATGACGATGGTTGAGGCGGTGAGCATGGCACTCGGGCGCGACCTCTTTCGCGGCAAGTGGCAACTACCGACCGGGCCGCTGAAGGTCTGGGTGCACAACGGCGAAGACCCGCTCGAGGAGTTGCAGCGCAGGCTCGGCGCGATCTGCATGAACTACGATCTGGACGCACATGAGGTCGCCAACAACCTTTTCATCACGAGCGGACGCGACACGCGGATCATCGTGGCAGAGACGGTTGACGGCACGGTGATGCAGGTGCCGGCAGTGCGTGAGCAGATCGTCGAGCAGATCAACGCGCTCGGCATCGACGTGATGATCCTTGACCCGTTCATCGCTACCCATGGCGTGAACGAGAACGATAACCCGGCAATGGAAAAGGTCATGTGGGAATGGCGCGCCATCGCAGATCAAGGGAATATAGCGGTCGAGATTGTCCATCATTTCCGTAAGGGCAACGGCAACGAAGCGTCAAGCGAGGACGTGCGCGGTGCTTCGGCGCTACTTGGCGCGTGCCGTAGCGTGCGGATCGCATCACCCATGAGCCAGGGCGAGGCCGAGCGGTACAGCATCGACGTGAAGGAGCGGCGGCGGTACTTCTGGTTACAGAACCCGAAGGCCAACATGCGGCCACCTACAGACGAGCGACTGTGGCGGCAGTTGGTGAGCGTGGAGTTGGGCAACGCCGACGGCATCTATACCGAGGGCGACAAGGTTGGCGTGGTTGAGGAGTGGAACCCACCGACAGCTGACACGCAACTGACGCAGGGGCAGAAGGCAATCGTATTGCGCGAACTTGAGGCGGC